AATCACGAGTGCAAAAGACAATGACGATAATATTTTGACGCTTAATACAGGCTATACTTTAAAGGGTCAAGACAAGAAAATAATTACGGGTGATTTTTCAAATGGTCTTGTATTAGTTTATACAGCAGGATACGGAGTAAACACCCCAACTGATCTAAAGTTAGCGATTGCTAAACACGTATCAGAAAACTTTGAAGTACGCACAGGCATTTCTTTGAGTGGAGCAGGCATGAAACTTTTACCTAATAACTGGCGAACGACTGCCGCAATGTATCGACCATCATGGATATTTTAGCATTAAACGCTGGTGAGTTAAGAGACAAAATAGAGTTTTATACCACGACAGCAACAAAAGACGATGCAGGAGGATACGCAACAAGTACAAAAACACTTGCCTTTGAAATGCTTTGCAAAGTAACAGTTGAGCAAAGTTTAAAAGTTTTTGAAGGTTCAAAAGTTGAATACAACGATACTTTTAAAATTAAGATGAGATACGAGACTGGTAGAATACCAAACGAATCGCATTTAGCTAAATTTAATAATCAGTTTCTTTCTGTTGTTGGAGTTAAAAACGTAATGAACAGAAATTTAGTTTTAGAACTTACATTAGTAAAACTATAATGTCAAATACAAGAGGTTTAGCAGGTATTTTAAGAAACATAAATGCTTATTCTAAAGAACTAAAACGAGAATTGACTTACGTAACTTTTAGAGCAGCAACAAATATTGAAGGTACAGCAAAGAGTAAAGTTGTAGTTGATACAGGAAAGCTAAAAGGGTCAATATATCAAACACCCGATTTTAATAAGGCAATATTTAAAGTTGGAGCAACAGAAGATTATGCACCTTATATTGAATTTGGCACAGGCGGTAACGTTTCAATACCTAACGGCTTTGCAGACTTTGCAAGCGAGTTTAAGGGTGCAGGAGTAAGAATAATTAACAGGTCGGCACAGCCTTTTTTAATTCCAGCGTTTTTAGAAGAAACTCAGAAATTAAAAGAAGAAATAAAAAAAACAGTTACAAGATATAGCGGACGCAACAGACGATGAAAGACACAGCCTATCCAGTACGGAAAGCATATTACACGCTTTTAAGCAGTCTTGGATATACTGTTTTTGATTCAAAAGCACCCGACACTGCAAACAAGCCTTATATTATTCTCGGTTCGCAAACATCGAACAGCGAAAATACTAAAACGTCTTTTGATAATCGGATAACGATTAATATTGACATCGTTACGGCTTATATTGATGGCTTTGGTGGAGGTAAAGATTTAGACCTAATAGTTGATGTCATTTTACAAGCAGCGATACCACAGGCAGGGCAAAGCGGAGTAACGGTTGCTGGTTTTAATATTGTCAGTACAAAGAAATTAACTGATTATACTTTTGAACCACAAGTACAAATAGCACAGACAATTTACAGAAAGGTGATAATTATAGAGCATTTATTAGAACAAATATAAAACTACACAACTATACAAAAACATGGCAAAAACTAACGCATCTGGTCATAAAATGTTCTTTATTGAGACAGCTACCAACAAATTAGTTGCTCACTTAAACAACATTAAACTTAGCGGTTCGGGAGACCAAATTGATTTTACAACTAAAGACAATGATGGATTTAAAGATTTTGACATGGGTCTTTTGTCTTATACTTTAAGCGTTGATGGTAAAGTCGATTTTCAACCAGGAGCAAACAACCGCAACATTAATGACATGGTAACGGCATTCAGAACGAGAGCGACAAAGACCGTTTTAATCAAAAACACGCTTACAGGCGATACAACTTATCAAGGTGCAGTAAAGATTCTTTCTTTTGAAATTACTTCGGGTACAGAAGAAGCATTAATGTTTTCGGCTGAGTTAGGATTTATTGGAGACTTAACCGTTGGAGTAAACGCATAAAATGACAAATAAACCCTTTGAAATAAACGGACTTGGAACGTGCTTGGTAGGGACTTACACAATAAGACACCTTACCAAGTACTTTAAATGCAATCCAAGTCAACTTTTTTTTATTGCTATTGAAGCAGGCAATCAGTTAGAATTTTATTCTTATTTGCTAAAGTTTGCCTACGAAAACGCAATGATTCAGCAGAAAGGTCTTGAAAAGTTTAAGGAAATGCCTGTTGAAGAAATTGACATGATTCTTGATGAATTTCCTTTATCAACTGCCGATGACGAAAAGATTAGTACAGCACTCTGTATGAACATTTTTGGAATGACAGCAAAAGAGTTTTCAGACAAGATAAATGGAAAAACGGAAGAACAAACTAAAGAAGATAGCGACAAAAAAAAAGTGATTGGTTTGACTACTGGCGAGGAATCGACAAACTGGCCTGGAGTCATTCAATAAGACCGCAAGAACTTGATTGCTTAACGCTTTACGATTTAGAATTACTTGCGGAGGTATCAAATGAGAAATATGAGTTTCAATTATTCAACACTCGTGAGATAATTTACTGGCAAACTAATTCAGTACCCGAACGAAAAACACACTTAGATCGTGAAAAAATAATGCAATTACCATCTGAAAAAGAGAAAGTTGATTATGTAGCACTATTTAATACGCAGTTTGCTGAAGAACAATTAAAGAAAATTAGCGAATTGCAAAATAAATCCACACAACAACTATAATTATGGCTGGACTTGGTTCATTTTTTCTTGAAATAGGCGTTGATAGTGCCGCACTACAAAGAGGATTGAACAATGCCGAATCTCGCCTATCAAAATTCGGGCAACGTGCTGAAAAAATTGGCACAAGTTTGTCGCTTGCTATTTCCGCACCTTTAGCGTTAGTAGGAAAAAACGCCCTACAAACGTCTGCACAGTTTGAGTCCTTAGAAATGTCTTTTGGCACTATGTTACGTTCAATGGAGAACGGCAAAACGCTAATGAAGGACTTGCAAAACTATAATCTCGCTACATCATTTCAATTTGAAGAGGTTGCAGGGGCTGGAAAGTCTTTGCTTGCCTTTGGATTTGCTCAAGAGCAGATTATTCCACAAATGAAAATGATTGGTGATATTTCCGCAGGAGTTGGAATTAACATTGGTGAATTAGCTGATTTATACGGAAAGGCAAGGGTACAGGGTCGTTTATTTGGTGAAGATATAAATCAATTACAAGGAAGGGGAATACCAATCATTGAGGAACTTAAAAAGCAATTTCAAGGGGCAAATGTTGATATAAAAAAAATGACTGCGGATGGCAAGATTGGGTTTGAAAATCTTGAAAAAGCATTTGCTTCATTAACTTCAGAAGGTGGAATGTTTTTTAACATGACCTCAAATCAATCTACTACACTTGGTGGATTGTATTCTAATCTACAAGATAGCGTAACGCAAAACCTTCGCACTATTGGGGATAGTATTGTAAAAAATCTTGATTTAAAAACGGTTATTCCGCAAGCAAGCAAATACCTTACAGATTTAGCAGAAGGCTTTAGTAAGTTATCGCCCGAAGCACAAAAAGCGATAGTCGTTATGGGTGGTCTTGCGATTGTCATTCCACCTTTACTTGCATTAGCAGGTACGGTTCTACCTATGGTAAAAGGTGGATTTCTTGCATTAATTAGCCCAGCAGGTTTAGCTGCAACTGCATTGGTAGCTGCTGCTGCTTTAATAATTACAAATTGGGATGACGTTAATGACAGAATATTTCGTGCAAAAACAAATGCACGTCAAGCACTACTTAGCATAGGAATGGCTTTTGCAGGCTTACAAGGCGTAACAGACCCAACAGGGGCAGCGGAAATGCGTGCTAAATTATTTAAGTCATTTTATGAATCAACACCTTATGACCCACAAGCTGCAAGATTTACACAGGATGCAAAAAAGCAATATGGAGTTAATAGCTATCTTAACTTTCAAAAAGGAAAAAGACCCGAAAGACCAAGTTATATTCCTGAGCCCAAAGTAGGTAATAAACCACCAAAAACACAAATTGAGTTAGATTTAGATAAAGAAAAAAGGAAAAAATTACTTGAAGACTTAGCAAAAGAAGAAGAAAGAATATTAGGTGAAACCTTTTCACTACGCAAAACAATGCAATCACAAACCCGTGATTTGATTATTGCGTCAATGGAGGATGAAACTAAACGAGCAAAAGCGGAAGCACAAAAACGAGCAGAAGAGGAAATTAGTGCAATGCGTGAAAAGATGATAGGCTTAAAAAACTTAGAATCTGAATTTGCAAATTGGAGATTGAAACGAGAGGAATCATTGGCTAATGAATTAGTAAAAATACAACGTGAATCGTTTGTTGTACCGCAAGAAATAAAGCGTACAATGATAACGGACGTAATGAATAGTATAGAGCCGAAAGACAGAAAGAAAGTTACAAACGATGTAATGCAAAATAGACTTGAACGGTCTATAATGTTAGGAACTAAGGGAATACAAAGTCAACAAGACAGAGGGGCGGTAGGTAGAATATTAGGTGTTGAAATTGATGTTACAAAATGGCAATCGGATTCGGCAACCTATATCGCTGCGGCACAAAGCATTGTTGATGCTAATAGCACTATAAAAAATAGTTTTAAAGAACTTGGTATTGAATTAGCAACGCAAATGTCTTTCATAGTTGGCGAAATGATAGCAGGCACAGCAACTATGAGGGATATGTCAATGATGATTACAAATGTAATATCACAAGAATTAGCAAAAATTGCAAAAGCAAATATTATAGCAGGAATAGGAACTTTAATGTCAACTGGCAACCCACTAAAATTACTTGGAGGCTTAGCAGCAGGTATTGGTTCTGGAATATTAAGCGGAATGAATAAAAATGCTTCTATGCAAACGCAAAAAGTTTCAACTCAAACAAGCACAAGTCAATTACGAGGTGGTGATTTATACTGGTCTCAGAAAAGATATGAAACAATAACAGGATTCTAATGGCATACGGTTTAAGATACATATCAACAGCGTACGGGTTATCGTCGGTTCAATGGAAAGTTGAACTGTACGAAAAAGATTATACGCCTATTGTTGGGTCTTTGCCAACAGAATTAAGATTAGTCGGTGATGGTATAAAAATTGGATATGACCGAAACGATGACAGATTTACTACTATTTACAGCCGTTATGCAATATTAGATTTTAAAGCAACTGTAAACTTTGATATTAACACACTCCAATTTGATGACGAAAAAAAGTATCAAGTAAAAATATACCGTAATAATTTAATTGAGTTTACAGGATGGTTAATTCCTTTTTACTCATCGCAAGAGTTTGAAGATATTAAAATTTCAAAAATATCGGTTCAAGCAAAAGATGGTATAAACCAATTAAAAAACAAAAAATACATTGACGAACGTCCCGAAATTACAACGAATAGACAATCGCAAAAAGATATAATTTCTCAATGTTTGCGTGAAATAGGTTATAATATGACGCTTGAAGTCTATTATAATAAGTTTGAATCATCAATGAGCAAAACAAGCATTGACTGCCCACTTGCTCAAACTGATTTTAATATTTATTCACTTGAAAAAGACGAAACAACAAATTTAGATTATTATGAAGTACTTGATAGAATTTTAATAACACACGATTTAAGAATCGCACAAGCACAGGGAGTTTGGCGTATTGTTAGCCAAATTGAAGTATTAGATGGCGTTGCTACTGGAAGGGTATATGATTATTTAGGTCAATTTCAATCTGCAAAAACATTAAACACCGATATTACATTTCACACAGGTGGCTTAAAGGTAAAATCTAATTCTATTATAAGAAAAGATATACCTATTCAACAAATTTCTGCATTTTATGAAGTAGGTGTTTTTACAAACATATTAGCTAATGGTAAATTAACTCAATTTTCAGGCAATACTCCTATAAATTGGACTCCAATCGGTGGATGGGCAATAAATGAAGTATCAAGAATATTAAATAGTAATGGAATACAATTTGACAACACATATACAACAAGCGAAGGTATAGGAGAAAAATATTTTGAATCTGCAGAAATAGATATTACTGGGCTTTCTTCATTCAAGTTTACGGCAGAAGCCTATGCGGATTCGGATATTGATAGCGTAAAAATTGCAATTATTCTTTACAGTTCAATAAACAGTTCTTATAAATATTATGTAGATAAATACG